CTGATAGTCCTATTCGTACCATCTGGGGATTCGTCAAATATAAGAGAACAAAGAGAAGCAATACGCACACTTACTATGCCCCCATCAACTCAAATAAGGTAGGTAAAGAGGTACGTGTTAGTGATACTCGTCCTTATACTGCGATGCAACTTAACCTAAATCCCTTGGAAGCAGTGTTATTTTCATGAGTTATAAACCACAGGTCGATGATTATGTTCGGTGGAAATCAGATCACATAAATGTTGAGGGCTGGGTATACTTCTATGATGATATGTACATCACGATTGAAACTGGCATCAAACCAAAACCCAATTGTCAATATACAAAGAATGAAAGGCACAAATATATTCACACACTTTTACTTTGTTATCCGTGGTTTTGGAAAGAATTAGAGTATGTTTACACAAGGAAGAATAAGTATGGTGAAACTTTGGCAGATATGGAAGTATTCATTAGGGAGTTTTAGTGATGACAAAACAAAACCTTATGACAATTATGTTGCTATCATTCGTAGCATCATATTTGTCAGTCTGCTCACTACTAATTTTTTTATTGTTTCTGGAGTAATCAAGCACTGGAATGATGTACCAAGTGAACTATCTAAAACCGAAGAAAAAGGGTTTTGCAAAGCACCAAGCAACTTTTATTAAAATTGATGATGCTATTTTCTGGGAGAAAGTAATGGAAAAACAGGGATGCAAAGACTTCCGCATCCTGGTTAAGTAAAGGGGGGTCGTCTAAAGTGTCTCTATTGTGTAAGCACAACCAACCAAATTGTATGGACGACATCTGGAGTGAGATTCAAGATATGCCAGGTGAGATCTTTGACCTCACAGAACTGGAAGAGAATGAATCTCAAATGAATGTCAAGTGCGACGAATTTAACCAAACTAACTACACTGTTTAATGAATTTCCCTACTTCTACTGTCAACGTCCTGCCTCATCTCAAAGAACTTCGTGCTACTTGGAGGCAACAAGATTTTCGTTTCACTAAATCTCAACAAGAAGAATATGATATGCTAATGCAAGCACGTCGTGAAAGAGTTGCTTTCTTCTATGAAACTAAACGTGTTCAGGTTGGTCCTAAGATTTCTGTCAAGAAAGAAGAGGTACAAGAAGACGAAGATTGATAAATAAGGGGAGACCATCTCCCCTTTTCTAATGAAAACTTTTAAGGAATTTATGACTGAGGTTTACGATCCTGAGGTTCAGGGTAGATCGCAAATCAGAAAAACTGGAGAAGGTGGTAGAGTTGGTGCTGATAGACGTAAATCAGAACCAGAAAAACGTAGAATGAAAGCTGCTGGTGGTGGTCAAACAGTGCCAGCAAAGTCATATAAAGATAGAAAAGATATAGGCACACAGAAACAACGCTCTACAAAAGAACAACAACCACAGAAGGAACGTGGCACTGCTGGTTTATCACTTAGAGACCAACAACGTAAAGCAGCAATGGAAAGAAGAGCAAGAAAGTCTGGTGCTAAGACACCAACAGCATCACAATTACTTACTAAAAAGTCTGCTAAGAAGGTAAGTCCTGATTATAAACCACAAAAAGCATCGGGTAAAACTGCTGCTGAACGTAAAGCAGCAATGAAGAAAGGTGAAAGAACTCTGAGAGATATACAACTCAAGAACTTAGGTAAGAAGTCTGAGAAAGAGTTAAAGAACCCGATCACACAGAAAGAGATCACCCGCAGAAACAAAGCAAAGTGATTGGAAGGGGGGACGCCTAAAGTGTTTCTATTGTGTAGTTGACAACTTGTTTAAAGGTTGTTATACTAATCTTGTACTGGTAAAGCAATGCTCAAATCTCAGGATTTGTGTTGAGCAAGTGTTATCACTGCCCGTATAGTAAACTACTTACCCAAAGGACAATTTTATGTCTTATTCTCCCGTTTTCCCTGTCAAGCATGAGCCTAAAGTGCGCTCATTGAAAGATACGGTTATCAATTATCAGTATTCTTACGCACCTGAAGAGTTTCAACGCCCCGAAGCATGGGCTAAAGATGACCGCAAAGGTTATTTTCACTCTGTTTTGATGAATCGATTGGAGGGAAACTTTGTTGTTGTAGATATTGAACTCGCTATCAAGAAACTAGAGAAACTTGCACCTACTGACCGTGCATATAAGTTTTTTGTAGAACTTTCCCATCAAGGCATTGAGTATATTCTTCTTGATGGAAATAATCGCTTTAAGTTCCTCACTGCATTGATGAGTGATGAGTACCAGATTCCCCGAGGAACTTACAATTATGTCATTGAAGATGATACTTTGACTCTTGTTGTTGGATCACACAACAATGTGTTTTCTAAATTGCCTAAAATTGTGCAAAAAGTGATCCGTGACCGCCAGTTAGTTATCAGCGAATATGTTCAGATTGATTACACTGGCCTGTCTGATGTTTTTACCAATGTGAATAGCGGTGTTCCTCTGAATAATCAGGAGAAGCGTAATGCTATGGACTCACAGTGGGCTGGTTGGACTCGCCAAATTCGCAAGGAGATTGCATCACTTCTGATCACAATGTTTGGTCCTAACTATAAGTTCCGACTGAAAGGTGATGAGTGGATTGTTCAATCCTTGGATCTTGCAATCAACTGTGCTTCTGATGAGATCAAAGGTGTTGGTCAAGGTTCAATGAACCGTCTCTATAATAGTGACATCACTGATATTGATCAGCAATCTTTCTTTGAAACTTTCATCGAACTTTCTGATTACATCAACGCAATGATTGCCGATGATGATTTTACTTTCGGTGATACGACTGACAAGGTAAAAGTCTTATCTCGTGGTAGCACTGTTATGAATCTTTTCTGGATGATGATCAACGGAGTTGAAACCTATGAAAAGGCCTGTGCTGCTGTAATTGCACACGAAAATGCATACAAAGACGCATCATTTATCAATGATGATGGTAACAACTATGTGTGGGCGTGTGGTGGACTTGGTGCCAAAAACAATGAGATGAAGATGCAAATTCTTCCTAAAATTCTGGAAGAAGTTGGAGTCATCGTTTCTGTCTGATATCAAGGGGGGACGCCTAAAGCGTCCCAGTAGTGTCTAGGATCGTCTACAACACCCTTGACAGGTGTTGTAGGTTGATTTATACTGTTGTTATCTAATTCTTTTTTGATGATCACTCTCCGCCCACATCAGAGAGACATTGTTGATCGTATGCTTGCATATGACAAAGGTCAAATCATTGTTCCTACAGGTGGTGGCAAAACTATCTGTATGATTCAGGATGTTGTGGAGAATTGTAAGTATATTGACAATGGAATGACGACTGTTGTTGTTGCTCCACGTATTCTGTTGGCAGAACAACTGTGCAGTGAATTCCTTGAGTTGATTGATACAACTCACACGCATGTGATGCACGTTCATAGTGGTGAAACAGACCACTATTCTACAACTAAAGCAGATAACATTCACGTATTTGCTAACACTGCTCGCGCAGAAGGTGAGAACGTTATCATCTTCACCTCTTATCATTCTCTCCATCGTGTTATGGAGGCAGATATTGAGGTGAACAACATCTATTTTGATGAAGCACATAACAGTGTTCAACGTAACTTCTTCCCCGCGACTGAGTATTTTGCAGAGAACACAAATCGTTGCTATTTCTTTACAGCAACACCAAAACATTCTCTTGCTGCATCTAAACCTGGAATGAATTGGAGTGTTTATGGTCAAGTTCTATGTAATGTTCCTGCTCCTCGCCTTGTTGATGAAGGGTACATTCTTCCTCCAAAAGTGGTTGTTAAACAACTGCCATTGGTCAAGGGAAGAAAAGTTATGTATGCTGAAGATGGCGACAACCTCATCGAAACCCTTGATGATAACAATATCGACAAGACTTTGATCTGTGCTCGTTCTACGAAGCAAATCATGGGTCTTGTTTCACAATCAGACTTTTGCCTACAACTCAAGGAACGTGGATACTCTTGGATGATGATCACATCTAAGACAGGTGCAATTATCGACGGCAAGAAAGTCAATCGCGACCAATTCTTTGACACTTTGAATGAGTGGGGCAAGGAAGATGGCAAGAAGTTTGTTGTCATCCACCATAGCATTCTGTCTGAGGGTATCAACGTAAGTGGACTCGAAGCTGTTATCTTCATGCGTAACATGGACTACATTGGTATCAGTCAGTCGATTGGTCGTGTGATCCGTTTGGGTAGCACTGAGAAAACATTTGGGTTGGTTTGTATTCCAAC